GGCGCGCCAGTTGGATTGACCGGCGATCCCGGCGCGGCGGGCATCGTCGATTGACCACACGATCCGGTCGATGCGCTCTGTGCCGGCGCGTCGGCCGGCGGCGATGCAACGAGTGACGGTGGATTCCTCGAACCAGAGCTCGTGCCCGGCGGCGGCGATCAGCCCTCGTTGCGCTTCCGCGGTCAGGGTCGGCTTGCCTTTGATTACGGCAATTTTGGACAGGGCCTGCATTGGTTCGAGCCCGACCTCCTGCCCGTAGAGGATCGCGGCGGCGATCGCGGCCGGGTTATCGCGCATCGCAGCTGGGACGAAGTCGGTGCTCGCGATGTAACCCGCAATCTCAGCGGCCGCTCTGAGCCTCGCGACCCAGCCGATCGGCCCATGTTCTTGCTCGTCGCCCGGGTGTGAGGCCGGTAGCGGCGGCTGCTCGTGTCGGATGATGCTCATCAGGACTCCCCGCCAAGGCGAGCGTGATGGCGGCGGTCGATCAGGGGCATGTGCACAGCGCCGCGCGTATGCCATGCGCGTCGCGGCTGGACGATCGTCATCGTGGTCCTCCTCTCGAGTGTCGTGTCATGCGGCCTCCTCGCTTTCGGGTTGGGGGGGGCGGATGGCGTCGCCGATCCACTCGTCGCGGTCGGAGCCGGTGAAGGTGGCGATCTGCTGCGCGGCGGTGAAGATCTCGAGCGCCCGGTAGTCGGCTTCCAAAGGGACGAGGTCGTAGCTGCCGTCGGCGCGGAGCCACACGACCCCGGTGCGGTCGACCGACGGCATCGGGTGCTCGACCGCGGCGCCGTTCTCGTCGAGGTCACCGTCGAGGATGTAGAAGTCGCTGTAGCGGTAGCCGGCGATCTGGAGCGCGTAGTCGGGGAAGACGCCTTTGAGGGAGGTCTTGTAATCGAGCAGCCACAGGCGCTCGTCGGCGAGCTTCGCGAGCAGGTCGAAACGGCCGCCGTAGGGATGGGGGCGGCCCTCCTCCGGCGCCGCGCGGTGGAAGCAGGCGACCTCGACCGCGACCTCCTTGACCTGCCATTCCTCGACGAACAGACAGCCGGCGTCGAACAGGCCGGCCAGGTCTTCGGGCGCGCTGATGTCCTCGCCGAGCAGGTAGCGGTGCACGAGCGCGTGGACTTCGCGGCCGCGTTCGCCGGCTTCACGGAGGGTTGACCAGCGGGCGCCGCGGATCGCTTCGTGCCGCTCGGAGGGGGGCTGCGTGGCGAGCTCGTCCCAGTGGTTGATCGCGTAGTCGGCGGCCATGCGGGCGGCCCAATCGACGAGGGCGGGTTTGGGGACGCCGGCGTTGAGGATGGTGGTGACGCCGGGGACCTTGTCGCCGTCGAGGAGATAGGAGTGGCCGCGGCCGCGTTCGACGATGCGGGTGTCCGGCTTGCGCGCGGTCACCGCTCGCTCCGGTGCTGGTCGGCGTCAGGGCAGTCGGCGAAGTGGCTCTCGTAGGTCACAACCGAGCGGGCGATCCCGGTCTCGTGCTCGAGCACGAACCGGCGCCGCTCGGAAGCCTTTGAGAGGGGCATGCGGCGGCCGCGCTCGGTGATCGCCCACACGACGGGCGCGCCGCAGGAACGGCAGGTGCCCTCGTTCACGTGGACCGCCTGGGGTTCTGATCCGGTAAGCGGATCATGCGGCCTCCACTGGTGTCGGCCCGGTGTTGATCTGAACGCTGAGCGCAACATGCAAGGTGGGGATCGTGTGGACGGTGAGCGTGGCGTCCCAGCCGTCCTCGCGCAGCTTCCTGCCGCAGTCTCCGAGCGCGTTCATCGCGGCGTCGAGCAGAATGCGTTGAGGCTGCGTGATCGGAGTGGAACGGGGGTTCGAATCCGCTAGGCCGGTCATTCGCCTACCCTCCAGGCCGCCCATGGAGGACAATGAGCGAATGGCACCGGGAATACGTCAGCGCGTACGTACAACGGATGCCGGGGCTTTCCGGCGACGGCACTCAGGCCCAGCGTATGCGGCGCAGCTATCAGGTCGAGGACTCGCGCCTCACGCCTATACGTGTTGTTCGCGCCCCACGCGCAGATCACGAGGTCGGAGCCCCCTACGACCTTCGCGATGGTGCAGTCGTTCTCCGGGCCTATCGCGTCGGCACCGGCGTGTATCACGTTCCGAAGGTGACGCGGATCGGTCGCACGGTAGGCGTAGAGGTTCACGACTTTCAGTTGCGCGAACCCCCAGTCTTGGGCGAACCGGATACAGCGGCGGATCGTAGGGTCGTCATGCTCTGCGTCAGCCGTGCTCGGGTTCAACATCACGAATGTGCATGTCCCATCTCCTCCCATCCAACCGCCCCTAGTCAGCGAGTAGCGGTACGTACCGCATTCAGATAGGAAAGCCCTGCCACTCAGACCGTCCTGCCGTTTACGGGGGTTCTGATCCGCTGGGCCGGTCACAGCAGCCCTCGGTCGCCGAGCAGCGACTGGTAGTGGAGGGCGACGCGCTTCCATTGGTCGCGGTCGGCCTCTAGCTGTTCGATCAGCGACAGCAGCCAGATCACGTCATCTGGCGAGGCCGGGAGCGTGCGTACAACACCTGGTTCATCCGGCTCTGCCATCCAACGAACACAGAGATCACGGATCTCATCCAGCTGTGTGTACTCGCCCTTTGGGTGGAGGTTGAGTCCCATCGATTCGGCCTGTATCTCGTCCTCGACGGTCTGCCGTTTACTGGGATTCGAATCCGGAAGGGACTTCGGGGCCGAACACGTGGATGGACCGCGAGCCAAGGTCGGCCCGTCGCTCGTCGGTGTCCCGGCGATGCCAGCCCAGTGGCCGCCGACCTCGCCACCAGACGTCGCTCTGTTCGGCCCCGAACTGGGATTCGAATCCGCTAGGCGCGAAACTGTGGCGTCATCCATCACGCCACCCAATTGACGCGGTGCTATAGTTTCGCGACAACAGATGGCGGCCGGGTGCCCGATCGTGAGGACCGACATCCCGACCGCCAGAAATGGAGGCTAGGGCATGACCCTGCTGGAAGAGGAAGTAATGACTGACGAAGACTTGCGCCGTGACCTGCGCATCGAGGGACTGCTCAAGGACTGGAGCCTGGACTTCACGTTCGAGCCCGAGCAGCCGTTGCGGAAGATCGACGCCGGCAACGACGAAAGCCAGGTGCGCGAGCCTGGTCACCGGGCCCCGCACGAGACGACGGAAGAGTACGCGACCCAGATGCGCAACGGTGCGCTGTTCCCGCCGATCGTGGTCACGCACAACGGCCGTCTGATCGACGGCAACACCCGTGTCGCCGCTGCGCGGCAGCTCGCGATCGACACGTTCCCGACCTACGTGGTGCGGCTGCCGCAGGGCAACTACGGCCCGATGATCGGTGCCGCGCTCAATCAGATGGGCGGCAAGCGGCTCTCGGCCGAGGAGGCCTTCGCCGCCGCCGAGGTGATGATGCGAGCCGGGTTCGCCGACGAGGCGATCGCGCGCACACTCGGCCGGTCGCCGCAGGCAGTCCGCAACTACCGGCGAGAGCACCGCTACAAGCTCACCGCCGAGCGGACCGGCACGGCCAGTCTGCCGATCAAGCGGCAGGCGCAGCGCCATCTCGCGGACATCGGTCACGACGAGCCGTTCCGTGCCGCCTCGGAGCTCGTGGCCGCCGCGAAGCCTGCGGCGAAGGACGTCCAGGAAATGGTCGAAAAGGTCAACGCCGCCCGCTCCGAGCACGAGGAGATCCAGGTCGTCGAGGAGCACCGCGCCAAGTGGAAGCCGACGGGCCCGCCGCCGCAGCGGCGCGCTCCGATCCGCGCCGCGACCGCGGCCGGCCGCAAGGTCGACGCCTTGCTCGCAATCACCGACCCGGTGAGCGAGCTGGCACCCGCGCAGCTGCGAGGCGACCTTGAGCCGAAGTGGCAGCGGCTCCGCGATCTCTGCGACCGGGTGCTGGCAGCGTTCGCTGACGGCCCCGCCGAGCAAGAACCGCCAAGCGAATGAACGCGAACCCTGAGCCCGGCGTCCAGGAGGGCGCCGGGCTCGAGCCGCTCGGCCGCTATCGCGCCGGCGGCATGAGCACGAGCATGCGAGCGATCTTCGACGTCCTCTACGAGGAGGACCGGCCACTGACGAGTGACGAGATCGCGGAGCGAACCTTCGAGCGGGCCACCGGTGCCGCCAAAGGTCATGCCCGGCGCGTCATCATGCGACAGCGCCAACGTGACCGACGCAGATATTCCCCTGTCGGACGAATGGCCTCCGACAGGGGAATCACCGAACCGCCGCTCGAGCTCAGCTGGCGCCTCTGGACCGTGCACCTTCTGACCAACGCGGTCCGGCGCGGCTCCGTGCTTCGCAGCGCGGAAGAGTATGAACCGAATCCGGAGAAACCTCCTCGCGCTAAACGACCCGACGGGACGTATTTCAGTTACACCCGTGAGGCATCGTTGCGTGAGAACGCCGCAGGTCGGGCAGTCGACCAGGTGCAGTCGATGCGGATGGAAGCCGACAGGCTGCTCGGACCGCTGACGCAGGACGAGCTCCTGATCGCGCTCGAGCAACTCGTACTCGGCTTCTCTGGTTTCAAACGTGGAAAGCGAGGTGATCGCGCGCGCCCCGTGGACCCACGAACGATCCGAACGCGACTCAGGTTCTTGCTCGAACGGCCAACGACCGATGAGGCTCGCGCCTGGCTGCTGCACGAGCTCGTCCGCCGGATCTACGAAACCGACTGAATCGTGACAGTGGCGTTGCCCGGCCAGGCGGCAACGCCACTCACGCTGACAACGAAGCCGAATCCCGAGGCGACGATCAGCGATCTTCTGCATGCCCTCGATGTGCTCCTCGCCGAACTGCGAGCGTGGAACCGCGAGCTACGACGGCAGCGCCTGCAGGTGGTGAAGTGACCGACCGCCGCAGCCCTAGAATCCCTCGTTTTGCAGGGAAATATGCTTTTGGGGCGTAAAGCCTTTTACAGCCATAGGATTCCGCTAGCCCGATCACGGCTGGCACGTCCACTCGCGCCAGCCCTCGTCCCGCACCACCAGGCCGGGGCCGTGCCGACCCAGGCCTCGTGAGGAGATTGAGCCGTGCCCGGTCCAGCCGCACCGCGCCCGGCCCCGCCGCGCCGGGCCGTGCCAGGACCCGTCTTGCCGGACCGAGCCCGGCCATGTCCTGCGATGGGGAGCCCTGCCAAGCCAAGGGGAAGCCGGTCACGCGAGCGCGTCCTCCAACTCGTCGGCGACCTTCTCCAGCCGGCCGATCAGCGCTTCGACGCGCTGCTGCAGCTCGACGGTCGTGCCGCCGTTCCGTTCGATCCTGGCGGCGTCATCGCCGCGGACGCGGAGCGCGCTGGTCGCGGCCGCGATCCGGCAGAGGACACCTGCCAGCGGAGCGGACGTGTTCACTTGGACGCCGCCTTCTTCGCCGGCTCGAGCTCTTCGACGGTGCCCTCGAAGCGGCCCTGGATCGGCCGCATCTCGCACAGCCCGACGTAGATGCCGGCGTCGTGCCACGCGACGCGCAGCGTGTGCACGTCGAACACGGTCGGGTCGACCTCGATCGGGAGCTCGAACCCCCATCCGGTGAAGATCGCCCGCGTGCGGACGGTGCGCGACCGCTGCACCCCGACGGTCTTCCGGATCCAGTAGCCGCCCTGCCAGCGTTCGACGATGTTGGTCGGGCCCTCGTAGCGGAGCTCGACGTGGTCAGTGAGCGGGTAGACGCCGCGGAGGACGTCCTTGCCGCGCTTCTGCCGGGTCGCCCCTTCCTGTAGGCAGCGTAGGACGTTCCACGCCGGGAGGCTGATTACCTGGCCGTTGAGGTCGGCGGGGCTCGGGATCTGCGGTTCGGTGTAGAGGCCGCCGTAGAACTCGAGCCGGCCGATCTCCTCCTCGTCGACCTCGGTCTTGTTGCGCTTCTTCGAGATCGCCGCGATCGCGCGGGTGAACTCGTCGAGCCGGTCGGCGAGCCGCTCGCTATGCATCATCAGCACGGACGAGCCGCCGACGGCGAGGTTGCCGTCGGCCTTCAGTAGCAGTTGCATCGTTGCCTCCTTCTGGTTGTGCCCGGCGTAGGACCGCCGAGCTTGTTGAGAGGTAGGAGCCATGCCGCGCCCTGCCGCGCCCCGCCGCGCCACGCCCGGCCTCGCCGCGTCCAGCCGGGCCTCGCCCCGCCGCGACTTGCCGTAACCTGCCGTGGCTGCGCCGGGGCCTGCCCCACCAAGACGTGACGGGCCAAGAGGAGCCGTGCCTTGCCGTGCCCGGCCGCGCCCTGCTGAGGGAAGGTCATGCCCAGCCTCGCCATGTCTGGCCAGGCCCCGTCCCGCCTAGCCTAGCCCCGGTTCCTACCGGGTCAGCGGAGCCCGCAGATCCGTGAGGTGTTCGGCCAGGCGCCCCAGCCGGCCTCCTGGTAGAGCAGCCACGCCCGCCAGGTCTGCTCGGCCGGGGTGGCGTCGGCGGCGCGGCCACGCCCGCCGACGGATCTCCATGAGGAATCCATGAACTGGAATCCGCCGGAGTAGAGCCAGCCGCGCTGATGCCAGTCGGGCGACTCGTAGCGGTGAACGCAGGCTGCGGCGCGGGCCCACCAGCCGGGCGGGTCGGGCCAGCGGTGCGCCTGCGCGCGAGGAACCCCCAGAGCCACAAGGAGGGAACAAGCCAGTCCACGAATGAGGATGCGGTCACCTCTCAATCACCTGGTCCTTTCTTGGGCTCCGGCGCGGCACGGCCGCGCCTCGGGCATCGACGGCAGACGGTGCGGCTCATGGCTGCATCTCGTCGTCTTGGTCGGGTAGGCCGAGCCGGCGGCGGCGTTCCATGCGGGCCGTGCGGGCGCGCTCTCGCTCCTCCGCGGTGCGCTCCAGGTCGGCGCGCTCGTGCCGCCGTTCCCGGCGCAGCCCGGCCCAGGTCAATCCGGCCAGAAGGAGCATGAACAGCACGAGCACGAGCAGCCAGATCACGTGACCCCTTCACGGAGGGCGCGCCGCTTGTGCGCGGTCCTCATCCCGGCTCCTCGATCGGCTCGTAGCCCTCGAGCAGGCGCTCCCAGCCGGTGATCTCGATCTCGTCGACCGCGGTCAGCTTCAGCTTCTCGAGCTGGTGGCCGAGCACGCCGTAGAGCCAGGCGTCGAATTGTTCGTCGCCGGGCCAGTCGTCGTGCCAGCGCAGAAGCAGGGTGACGCGGGCGCCGCTCACGGGTCGCTCCGGCCGTAGATGTAGGTGCGCTCGTCGAAGCGGAACGTGATCTCGATCGCGCCGTGCTTCGTGCTGCGATGTATGCGTATGTTGTCGCGGTCGCTCGGCTGCGCGCAGTCGAGCGCATCCGATAGCCGATCGTTGGCCCGGATGGAGTGCTCGACCGTCTTGGCGAACGAGAGGAGATCGATGCCGGTCGGCCGCGTGTCGCTCACACAGCCTCCCTGCGCCCGGGCATCCCGCCCCGCCCCGGGCTCCCGGAGTGAACACCCCCGCAGGCCTCCGGCCCACCTTCGTCGCGGGCGCGCCGACGGAGCTGGCTCGCCTCCTTCGCCTGTCGCAGCTGCTCCATCCGATACGCGGTCAGCGTGCGCTCGAGCGACGCGGCCGTGGAAGGCCGCACGTCGACGAACTCCTGCACGAGCTCGGCGGCGTGCAGGAACTGCTGGATCGCGCGGACCTTGGACTCGAGCACGATCGCGCTCTGCAGCCTGGGATCGTCCTCGTGCGTCATCCGCGGCAGCGCCTCCGAGCAGCCGTTGCCTGGCGCCGGCGTCTGTCCATCTCTTGTCCATCAGAGGACCCGACTCCAGCCGGTCCCAGCCGACTCGACTCTCCAGAGCGACGCCACGAAACCCGTGCAAAACCGGCAAAACCGGGTTCCAGCCGACTCGGGTCGGTTCGCCCCGAAACGGCTTTGAAGGCCGGTTGGGCCACCAGGCCCGGCCGCTCCATGTGCAGGCATTTTGCACAAGCGCCGATCGCGCGTGTCCATCTCCTGTCCACATGCCGAGCGGTCACAGCGGGTCAATCCCGACGTCGAGCGCCCGATCAAGCCAGGCGTGGAGATCACCGCTGGTGTAGAGATGGTCGACCGAGACACGGAGCCGGTCGACGTCGGGGCCGACGAAGCCGCCGGCCCAGATCCACTGCCGCAGGTAGGCGCGCATCGTCCCGACCTCGGCCCGGTCGAGCTCCCGGCCGTCGAGGTACTTCCGCACGACCGGCTCGAGGACGCCGCTCGTCTCGTGCATCCAGTAGCCGGGAAGGCTGCTAGCCGGGCCCTTCGGCCCGGCCGGCCCGGAGCGGGAGCTCATCATCGCCGCCCGCGATACTCATGCACCGGTTCCCTCCGCGGCCATCTCGGCGAAGAGCGAGTGCTGCTCGTCCTCACTGCCGAGCGACGCGAGATTCTTCACTGCTTGGCGGTAGTAGCTTGGCTTCAGCTCGACGCCGAGTCCGAGACGGCCAGCCTGGACGGCCGCGTAGACCTCCGAGCCGACACCCATGAACGGCGTCAGGATGCGCTCGCCCGGGTTCGACCACAGCACGAGACAACGGTCGATGACGTCGAGCTGCAACGGATGGACGTGGCGCTCGTCCTGCTCGTCGCGCGCCTGCCTGAACGGCAGCACGCGGTCGAGACGGATGTCGTCCCAGAACGCGGAAGCGTACTGTCGCCAGATCCAATGCGAGTACCGGTTCTCGGTCTGCTTGCCTGTCCAGCCGCGATAGCTGAGTAGGTCCTCGGGGATCGGACGCTCGCCGGCGTAGTCGGTCAGCCCGTGCGGGTGCTCGATCGGTATCGGGTTGTCTCCGTGGCGTCGGAAGCAGAGGAGGTAGTCGGCTGAGGCGGCCGAGCAGCGCGACGAGTCCTCGACGATCGTCTTGTGCGCGAGCGCCTTCGTCATTGTCCGGTTGCGGACGGTGAGCGGTTCTTTCCAGACGTGGTAGCGGGCGACGTAGTCGAACCCGTGGCGGCGATGTAGCCGGATGATGTCGCCGGGGAAGTCGCTGAGCGCGTCGCCGCGGCCGCTGTTGCTGAGCGGCACGTCCATGCAGTGGACAGCGGTGATCCGCCCGGGCATCGTCAGCCGAGCGAGCTCGGCGACCACATGCCCGTAGTGGTCGAGGAACTCGTCGTAGTCGCGGCTGTTGGAGAGGTCGCGTTCGCTCGAGCTGTACTGGTAGAGACCGGCGAAGGGCGGTGAGTACACCGACAGGTGAATCGACGCGTCGTCGAGTTCTGCCATCACGTCCATGCAGTCGCCGCAGTAGAGGGCGTAGCGGTCGGTGACGTGCTGGTCTAGGACAGCCACGCGGGCACCGTCACGGTCTGGGTGTACGGGTCGCTTCTGAGCGTGACTGCGTCCCTCATGTGCTCGACGAGCGCGTCGAACATCCGGTCGGCCTGCGCGGCTTTCCGCTCGAGGTTCCGGAGCGCGTTCGACCCGCCCTCGGTGGTGACGAGGTCGACGGTCACCGGCCGTCGCTGCCCGAACCGCCAGCAGCGGCGTACGGCCTGGTAGTACTGCTCGTAGCTGTGGCTGGGGAAGAACGTGAGCCGGTTGCAGTGCTGCCAGTTCAGCCCCCACGCACCGATCTTCGGTTTCGTGACCAGCACGCGGATCTCGCCGCGGCTGAATGCCGCCAGCGTCTCTTCTTTCTGTTCTGGCGGGTCGCTGCCGCGCACCTGCTCGGCGCCGTCGATTAGCTTGGTGAGCAGGTCGCCTTCGTCGTTCAGCTGGCACCAGGCGATCGCTGCGGGCGCATCGGAGAGCAGTTCGGCGGCGAGCTCGCAGCGCTCGTGGAGCGTGCGCCGCTGCTCCTCGCGTTCCTCACGGATATCGGCTGCTGGCAGGTCGAACAGGCGGCCCTCGCGGATGGTGCGGGCCTCGACGACGTGCTGGCGGTGTTCGAGCGGCGGCAAGCAGAACCCGTTGTCGTCGAAGCCGAGGTCGGACGGCTGCCGCATCGCTCGCGCCCATGAGGCGACCCAGCGCCAGAACGGGTTCTCTGCGTGGCCTTTGAACCGCCACTGCGCCTGCGCGCCGTGGTAGCGGCCGCCGACGCTGTTGCCGCGCTGGTTGATGAAGAACCGTGACAGCATGTCCATGTAGCCGAGATATCCGAGCGCCTCGGAGGACGTGCCGAGCTCGATGTAGTCGTTCGGCGCGGCGGTGGCGGTACACAGCAGGCGGTAGCGGATCTTGCGGAGGAAGTCGGTGACGAGCGCGCGGTGGACGCCGTCGAAGGCTTTGATCGCGCTCGACTCGTCACAGACGACTCCGGCGAAGTCGTGTCGGTCGAAGTGATGGAGCCGCTCATAGTTCGTGACCGTGATCCCGGCGGCCACGGTTCCGTCGCGTGAGATGTCGGCGTCGATGCCGAACTTGTCAGCCTCCGTGATCGTCTGGTAGGAGACGGCGAGCGGGGTCAGCAGCAGAACCGGGCGGCCGGTTTTGCGACGAACGTTGTCGGCCCACACGAGCTGCATTGGTGTCTTGCCGAGTCCGCAGTCGGCGAATACGGCCGCGCGGCCTTTACGGAGCGCCCATTCGACGAGCATCTGCTGGAACGGGAACAGGAACTCCGGCATCAACAAAGGGCCGAACCCGTGGTCGCCGTCGAGCTGCGTTTTGCGTTCAAGCAGTGCCCGGTAGGAGTCCGGCAGCGCGTTCACGCCTCGGCCGCTTCTCCGGGTTCGTCGCGCCGCTCGCGCACGAACGCGTCGTAGCGGCCGAGATGGACGGCGAGCTCGTCGGGGAACAGGTGCCGGTAGCGCTCCAAAATGAGCCTGCCGCCGTCCTTGTGCCCGACCCGGACGGCGATCACCTCGGGGCGCATCCCGCCGGCCGCCATCAGCGAGATCGCGGTGTGCCGCAGGTCGTGCGGGACGATCGCGTCGAACGGTGTCGGCGCCCACGCGGGCAGCTCGTGATCGGCGCGCCACTCGTGGCCGGCGGCTTCACGGGCCGGATGCCAGACGCGGGTGTAGAAGTCGGCCTTGTCCCAGCGGCCGGGCCGGTAGCGGCCGTGCTGCCCGCCGGCGCGCGGGAACACGATCGGGGTGCCGGGGGAGCGCGCCACGAGCTGCTCGGCCAAGAGCGTCCGTTCGAACGGGGCCAGCTCGATCAGTTTGTCGCGACGCTCCTTGCACAAGCTGGCGGGGATGAAGATCGCGCCGGCCTTGAGGTCAACCCGGTCGTCGGTGAGGCTGAGCGCCTCCCCGAGCCGCAGCCCGACCGAGCCGACGATCTCGGGCATCAGCGCGATCTGCTCCGGGAACCAGGAGCCGAGCCGCTCGAGCTCGTCGAGGTCGAGCGCGACCCCTTCGCGGGCCTCGACCTGGATCGGGTCGATCATCAGCAGCGTCAGGTCGAACCGCTGTCGGCGGCGGCGGGCGTCGCGGAGCCCGCGCTTGAACCACTCGAGCTCCTTCTTCGCGCTCGTGGGATGCTCGGCCGCCCTGGCGATGATCGTGTCCTCGACCTCGACCATCGAGAGCTGCGAGAGAAGCCGTTCGCCGAACTCGCGCTTCCACATGAGCGTGTGCTCCCTGGCGCGCTGCACCGTCGAGGCGGCCGGCCGCTTGCCGACCTCCCAGCGGTGGACGCACCCCTCCAGCATCTCGCTGACCGTGATCGGGGCCTCCTCGTGCAGCTCTCCGAGCGACCGGGCGAGCCTCCGGTTGAGCTCGTACCGCTCGGCCGCCTGCCGGGTCGGGAACGTCTTGGCCTTCTCACCGGGGAGCCTGACCTGGTGGCTGCGGCCGCGTCTGCGGATCGACATCGTTACTTCGCCTCCCGTTTCGTGGACGGGCCGACTCTAGGCTGGAGCGGGATCACGTTGTCCTGGTGGCGGTTGAGGTAGGCGGTCACGGCGGATTCGGGGAAGCGGCGTAGGCGGCCGACCCGGATGGAGGCGATCTCGCGCTTGTAGGCCAGCTCGAGCACGGTCTCGTAGGAGACGCCGAGCAGCTCGGCGAGTTCATGCGCGGTGTAGTGCTTCTCGATCGCCATCCCGGTCGGGCTCGTTAGGCTGCGCGCCCCCTTTCTGCTTGCCGCAGCTCGTGGTTACTCATGACTGGGTCCCCTCAAGAGGCTCGCGCAGAAATTGCTCGACCGCTCGTCGATGCTTCGGCCAAGGGAAGGTCGTGCCTGCCTCCCAGTTCTGCAGCGTGCGCTCAGAAATGCCGAGGTGCTCGGCGGCCTCGCGCTGGCTCAGATGAAGGCCGATGCGATGCGCCTTGATGCGCTTCCCGAGATCGTCTGCCAGATTCATCAGAGTCATCATAGACGCAAGAAACTTGCGGCGCAGCTACAGTGCAGGGAAGGTGCAGACTAGGCGCAGACGTTCGGCGACGCAACTATCTGCGGCGACAAATGGCCGCAACTTCCGCAGATTTCTCTTGATGCAGCAGTTCGAGGCGGAGGAGATCGGCGCACGGATCAGGCAGGCCAGACTCGAGCATGACGGTCTGACCCAGGAGAACCTTGCCGCGATGGCGTCCTTCTCGAAACGCTCGCTGCAGTACTACGAAGCCGGAGTAACGATCCCCTACAAGCATCTTCGAGAGTTGAGTCGGCTGCTCAACAAGCCGGAGGACTGGTTCCTCTATGGCGAGCAGTCCGTTGCTGCGCAGGGTGAGGAGCGTCTGCGCAAGATCGTTCGGGAGATCGTTCGGGAGGAGATCGAGGCAGCGCTTGCTCCGATCAGGGCACAGCTCGAAGACGACCCGTTGCCTCGCGCGGCCTCAGCTTAGGCTCGTCGGCGGAGCCGGGTCGGGTGGAAGCACCTAGCCGCGCGAGTGGACGCGGCGGATCGCCGCCGACACCCTGAAACGCGATTCTTAGGCTCCCATAACCCTTCGACACCAGCCCCCATCGTTCACATAGGTACACACAAACAAAGGGGCCGGCGGGCGTATGCGCGCCCCCGGCCCGCGACCACAAGGGAGATACCCCCTCATGGCTACAACATCATCACACCGCCCACGCCGACGCGCCCTGCTCGCCGGGCTCATCCTCGCCGCGGCCGCCGCGGCGCTCGCGTTCACCACCGGCGCCGCCAACGCGGCACCAACAATCGGCTACACCTACAACCACGAACTCCGCTGGTGGGTCCACCAGAGCCTCGAAGCCGCCTCCTACGGCGACTACGGCCACAAAACGATCCCCCAACCAGTCGAAGTGCGCTGCTACACCGCGAACCGCGCCTTCGACCAAGCAGCCTACGAACCCGGCGACACCCTCGCCACGCTCGCAACAACCGAAGCGTTCTACGCCGGCGGCAACACCGTCAACATGCGCCCCCTCACCTGCTCGCAAGCCGAACGGTTCGTGCACGGGATCATTACCCCGACAACCGCCGAAGCGTTCGAGACGCTCCTCCACGAAGGACTCCACCGGCAAGGGATCCGCAGCGAATGGCTCACCGAGGAATTCGCGATCGCGTCCAGCTACTCCGCCGGCAAGCTCGTCCGCTACGAACGCACCATCGAGCTTGGCGGCACCCCGAGTTGGGACGGCCCCACCGTCACCGCGTCCGGGCTGGAAACCCGCGCCTACGCGCTCGACGCGAACCGCTACCGGCCCGCCAGCTACCGCGTCACGCTCAAGGGCGTCAACGCCGCGCAGTCCGTCGGCTGGGCCTGGGCCGCAAGCCACCGGCTATGAGCGCCCAAGACGACCTCAACGACGCGATCGCCGACTACGTCGCGCGCCTCTAGCCCGGGCGGATGAGAAGTGATGCCTAGCGGCGGCCGCCATCGGGCGGCCGTTCGCGTTCTAGCCCTCGCGCTGTCGGGTGCGGCGTGAGCAGCGCCGCGCCGGCACCGACGTCGTCGACCGCGCGATCGAGTCGCACGAGGTCGGGCTCCCTCGCGAACCGAGCAAGCCGTCGCGGTCACCCGGTCGGCCGCTGGCCGGGATGGGGAGTTGCCGGAGCTCAGCCCTTCTTCAGCGCGGGCATGATCGCAGTGTCGGTCTCCGACGAGGTCCGCGGCGGCACGTCGCTGCCGACGAAGAACCAGCCCGACGACTCCCACAGCCTCCGGCCGACCTCCTGCACCTTCGGGTCGTCGTGGAGCACGAGCACGTACCCGGCCATCTGCATCGCGCCGATCAGCTGCCCCACGTGGAAATGGAACTCCGGGTCGCGCTCGACCTCCTCGACCGGGCGGGCACGGCGGAAGCTCACTTCAGGCACGTCCACAGCGTGACCTGGCCCCCGGGGTGGTTGATTAAGACCGCGCCGAGCTCGTACCCGGCCGGGCACGTCTGCGCGCCGGACGGCCCTGGAGGGCCGGGAGGCCCGGCGGGGCCCGCCGGACCGGCTGGGCCGGTCTGACCGGTCGGCACGTTGATCGTGACCGTGCGGGCGGGGCCTTGGCTGCTGACACCAACGGCCTGAGAGGTGAGGAACCCGGCGCCGGCGGCGAACACGAGCGCTGCGACGAGCGGCAGCAGCCGTCTCATTGCTTCTCGTGCAGGCCGTCACGGAACGCCTGCAGCCGCTTCTCACACTCGTCCATCGCGCGTTTGCTCTGCGAGCGCACGAAGATCCAGGCGGTCACGACGCTCCCGACCCCGGAGAGCAAAGCGCCGAGCGCAGCCCACTCCTCCGGCGACACATCAGCTACGACTCACGGCCCAGCACGTAGCGTTCGTCATCCCACCAGCGATCCGGGATGTTGGAAGGCACGTCGGGGCGCTCGCCCTTCTTCCCGCCGAGGTACCAGTCGAGCCAGTCTCTCTCCCCGACGGTCATCCCGTACCGGTTGGCGATCTTCCCGATCTCGTCGTTCGCGTCCCACGCCCATTCGGGGATCGTCTGCGGCGCCGACTTTGGTCGCTCGGCGGGGTCACGGTCGGTCGTCATATACCACGACGACCAAGACCAAAACCACTCCGGATAGCCCATCTCCTCGTCACCTCCTCCTTGCGCCATTTTCAGCACCTGATCGATCGGGAAATTCGAGCCGCAGTCCCAGTGCCCGCCTCCCCAGGCGCCGAGGTCGGAGTGCTGGCAGACACCGGCGCTCGAGCCCTGCGCCTGCGCCGGGGTTAGCTTCCGCAGCGGGATCGAGAAGTACGCGGCCTCCTCGGCGATCCACTGCGCGCAGTTCGCGAGCATGTTCTGGTGCTTCTGCCACTCGTTGGCGCTCCAGGCGGCAAACGCGCACAGCTCGGCGGACACGGCGACGGGGTTTGCGTTCGCTTGCGTCCACGCCTTGTTCGGCCGTTTCACGTACTCGCCGATCACGCCTGAGGTGTCGTCGATCCCGACGTGCGAGCTGACGCCGCTCGAGGGGCTGGCGAAGTAATTACCGAGCTCCTCGATCGTACGGGCCCCTTCTGCCGTGTGAATGCAGAGTAGGCGCGGCGTGGCGCCCCCGCGGCTCGAGTAATTCGGCGACGGCATCGGCTTGCGGGTCAGCGCCACGGGATCAGCCTCCGCCGCCGGAACCACAGCCCGGGTTTCTTGTGCGTGCTGTCGGCCCACCAGAACCAGCGGTGTTCGCCGCCCTTCCCGTACGGGTCCTTCGCGGGCGGCTCTGTCACCGCCACTTTTCCCAGCCTTCCCACTCGACGAGCTCCTGCCCGAGCTTGCGGTCGGTTGAGCGGGCCCACGGCTCGACCGGCTCCTCGGGCGGGTCGTCCCGGGGGGGCGGCCAGACGGCTTCGCGGCCGTCTGGCTCCTGCTGCTGCTGCTCGCTCACGCGGGCTCGCCGCCGTCCTCTTTGGCCTCCTCCTCGGCGGCCTCCTCGTCCGTCTCCTGCTGGTCGGTGTCGGGTTCGGGCTCGCCGGGCTCGTCGCCGGCGGGCAGGTCGGTCACGTTTTCGGTGTCGCTCACGTTCCTGTCCTCCTCTTGGTCGGTTAGGCGGTAACCGCCGGGGATCATCTCGCCGTCGCCGCCAGGGTCTCCGACGGGGAGCAGCTCCCGTTCGAGTTTGCCTTCCCGGTGCAGCTCGTCGAGTGTGTCGGCGACCTCCGCGGGGTCGAGGCCTTCGGCGACGAACGCGCTCGCGTTCGGGAAGATGAAGTAGCCGGGCGACTGCCCGCCGAGCACTTTGAGCACGGCGAGCCGCACATCGTTTTTCGCGGTCATGTTTTGATCGCCTTGTTCGCGACGACGAAGCTGGGGCCGTCGGCGGTGCCGCCGCTGACGCCGACGGTGCCGCCGAGCGTGACGCCGCCGTTCACGGCGGGGTAGCTGGTCGGGTTCCCGACCGAGATACCGGTGCCGACGGAGTTCGTGGACCAGCCGGGCGCGACACCGCTGCTGCCGGAGCTGTTGATACTCGCGTAGGAAGCGCCGCCACCGGTACCGCCGTTGAACCCGAACCCGTTGACGGTGATCGACGCGTGCCCGTGGCCGGGGTCGCCGACGCTGTGGCCGTGCGCGGGCAGCGTGATGTTGTGCGACGCGGCGAGCGTCCCCATCGAGTGGGCGTGCCGGACACGGCGGGAGCCGGCCGCGGTGCCGTCGTTCGCGCCGAGCGCGTTGACCTCGGCGTTGCCGCCGGGCATGAGGCCGACGAGGACGCGGCCGCGGCAGTCGGGCAGGTTGAAGGTGTTGACGCCGTCGCCGCCGCCCCAGCTGACCCCGATCACGCTGAACAGGGCGCTGTAGGTGGTGCGGCTGACGGCGGAGCCGTCGCAGAGCAGGAACCCCGCTGGAGCTGTGGCGGCGTACCAGTCGACTCCGGCGCCGGTCGGGGTGCCGACACCGGGGAGCACCGCCTCCAAGCGGTTCGCGAGCGCCTGGATGTCGCGCGGCACGTCCGCCGAGTCGGTTTCGAGCGGGTAGGGGAGCGCGTAGATCGGGGTGGTAGCCATGAGCTGCCTCCTACGGGGGAGTGGCGGTCCAGACGGCCTGGTAGTTCGGGTAGGCGGCGTTGAGCGCGGCGTAGGTCGCGAACCCGGTCACGACCTGGCTGTAGACCTGCCCGGTCGTGCAGACGTAGTTGAGGATGATCCCGCCGGGTTTCTGCATGAGGATCGCGTTCTCGGTCGCGGTCGGGTCGGGGGTCTCACCGGCGTAGGTTTGGACGGTGAGGTAGTACGCGTAGTTCGGGGTGTCGCTCGTGATGTGGTCGCGTTCGGTGAGGAACACCGATTTGTTCCCGGTCAGCGTGGCTTGCGCGGCGCCACGGATCGCGTCGGGGCTGCCGCGGTGGAAGCCGTCGGTCGCGGTGATCCTTGCCCGGTTCGCCGCGTCCGGTTGGTTCTTGAGGAGCCTGACGCCGACGAATTGGGCGAGCCAGCCGAGCGCCTCCGGCGGGCAGCGGTTGACGTCGAGGAGGATCGACCAGCCGGGACCGTCGGGGGTGTCCCGGACCCACTGCTCGACCTGCTCGTAGGCTTGGGTGGCGGCGTTGACGAAGATCAGGAGCGCCCAGCTGTAGCTGGGGTCGTACTGCGCGAGCGGGGCGAGCATCCAGTAGAGGCGAGCGGCGAACGGCTGCGGCGCCAGGTCGGCGGGCGGGGTGAGGTTGTACCCGGAGCTGCCGCCCGCTGAGGTGGTCGCTTTCGGCGCGACGTAGGCGTGGGCGAGTTCGACCATCTAGCCGGTCTCGGCCTCTACGCTGCCGCTGATCGCGCCCGGCTGCGGCAGCGGGGCGACCCCGGAGAGCGCGACGTCGGCGGTGCCTTGGGTGCCGCCCCCGGCGGCGAGCGTCAACGTTTTCACGTAGTGGACGCCGTCGACGCGGTTGATCTGCTCGCTCAGCTCGAGGTAACGCACGATCGTGGTGTTGATCCAGGAGCGGCCGGTCGTGTCGCCGTACGGCGGCACCCCCCACGTCGCCGGGGAGAGGTAGTTCTGGAGGGCGGTAACGGTGCGGGCCTGCACGTCGGCGGGGTCCCAGTCGGGGTAGCAGACCGCGTCGAAGGTGACGTCGATCGTGGTGTAGGTCGGGTCGACGACGAACACGAGGAAGTTCACCTCACGCTCCGACTGCAGGTAGTTGTCGACGTTCTGTTTGATCGTGGCGGACACCGGCTGCCCGTTCGCGTCGCAGATCGCAACGGTGACGCAGCGCGGCTGGTTCGTCACGACTGGGGGGCCGGGGTCGTAAAGGTCGATCGCGACGGCGCGGCCGACCCCGTCGATCTGCTGCGCGAGCAGCGCGAAGTCCTGCGGCAGGATCGGCCTCGGCGTCAGCAGGGTGAGGAGCGCGGAGAGCCGGGAGAGGTACGCGTCGTCGGTCTCGGCGTCCTGCCCCCCGCTTGTCGGCTGGTCGAGCGTGACGGTGCTGATGAACACGAGCGAGTCGATCACGACGACGTCGCCGGTGATCCCGGACGCTGCGGCGCCAGCCTCGAGCGCGTGGCATTCGACCCCGGCGAGCGTCGTTTGCCCAGCCGGGATCACCGTGTCCGCGGCGACGAAGAACCCGTACCCCTCGGTCGCGGCGGGCGGGGTGATCGCGACCACGGTCCCGGCGCTGACCGTGTACCCGGCGTTGTCGACGGCGGTCCAGGTCGTGAGAGCGGTTGCCTGTACGGCGGGGTTCGGTGGCAGCCCGAGGATGGTGGAGCCGTAGTACGCGAAGATCGACTCGGGGACGAGCGCGGTCAGCTCCCTGAGCTCCGCCGCGATCGTCGCCAACGCCTCGATCATCCAGCTCTCGAGGTTCCCGTTCGCGGGGGTCCAGCCGGGCACCTTGCCTTCGAGGTAGTCGAACGCCTCGGACGCGAGGTCGGTGGGGGTGGTGTCGACCGGGACAGGGATGTAGCTACTCACTTAGGCCTCCGTTCTGACCTGGACGTCGACCTCGATGTGCGCGATCAGCGCGTCGAGGAGGTCGGGGTAGGCGCTGACAAGCGCGGCGGCACGCGGCTCCCACTGGTCGATCGCGGCGCGAACGATGTCGAGGTCCGGGGCAGGGCTACTGAAGGTGGGGTCTTCGAGCCCGAAGCTGGGCAGCTCGACCCGGAACCCTTGCGGGCAGAGGAGGATCGCGAGGCACGCGTCGGCGACCTCTTCGATCGAGTCCTGCTCGTTCACCGCCGCCTGCGGATTGGAGAAGCGGAACGGGAGCGAGAAGTGCGGGACGTCGGTCACACCGGCGGCCCCGCCGGCGGTGTCACCGGGATCTGCCCGGCCTGCCCCGACCCGCTGATGTTCACGCTCACGATGTCTTTCTTCTCGTCGCCGCCCAGTGCTTTCAGGATCGCGTCGGCGGCCTCGGTCGGTGACAACGTGAACTCGTCGCCGGTCATCACCGTGATGCTCGCACTCACGTTCATGCTCTCTCCTTTCCGTTCATCGCGGCCTCGCGCTCCGCGAGCACCTGCTCGAACCGTTCCGCGTACTCGATCAAGCCCTGAACACCGAACACCTGGTCAGGGTGTTCCGGCTGCGCCTCCCCCGTGACCACGCCGTCATCGTCGAGTTGCTGCAGTACCGGAATCACCAGGAACTTGTAAGGGCGAAGGTTCATACGGCCTCCAACGCTTCCAGGCGGGTGTTGAGCTGCTGGACGGTCGCGAGCAGCACCGTTGTCAGCTTGTAGAGGTCGATGAACTGGAGCGGCTCGTCGTCGCCCTCGACGGCGTGCGCTTCGCTCACGACCTCGGGGGGTAGCTCGTCGGCGTAGAGACCGAGATGCCGCTCGCCCGTGTCGTCACGCTCGTAGCTGTAGATGCCCGCCGTGAGCAGCTTGCCGGTATCGACCTTCGCACGTTTCCTGCGGCGTTTCGTGCTCCTGTCTGATTGCACGTTGAAGGTCGCAGCATTGAATGTGCCCCATGCTCCGTTGTAGTTATTGACGGTGTTCGCGCTACCCCGAAACAGGTTCGTGTCGAAGCTCGCGTTGCTCGACCCGAACCAGACGCCGTTCGTCAGCAACGACGCGTTCTCCCCGACAAGAATGCTGCGCCATGCGACCGCCTGTGTGAGAGCTCCAATCACGCCTCTGCACCGCCGACGCCCTTGATCCATTGCCCGTTCACGACCGGGAGCGGTATTCCGGGCGGGTTCGAGCCTGTCCAGGCCGGTGTGACGCCGAGGGTGTTGTCGCTGACGCAGATGTAAGCGATGCCGTCCGGGCCGACGATCACGTCGCCGTCGTTGTAGGTGATCGTCGCGGAGTAGTCGCCCAGGTATTTGACGGGCTGACGGCCGAGGTCCCAGAGTGGGACCCAATCAGTGGTTGCTGGATCAGGGATCGTGCTCACGAGACCCGCACCGGCCTAACACGCATCTGACGAAGCTGAAACGGAACTGTTTGATTCTGAGCCATGTACTTCATTGTCAAAGCAGTTGCGACGGCAACACCGGTTTTCAATATCGAGCGACATGCGAAAATCGTAGTGCTGCCAGTAGCACTAAAAACCTGCACAGCATCGGCCTGGAGAGCGGCGGTTGCACCGACGGCGAAACTCATATTGGCGACACCGTTCACACCGGCGTTGTTTAGATTGGCGCTGATTTCGATCCAGTAGTCACCGGCTCTCGGTACCGTCACGGTTGGCCCAACAGTCGCAAGATCGGTATACGTTCCGCTCGCCGTTGATTCACTCGTGCCAACGTAGGCCGATGCCTCGCTTCCGCCGATGAATTCCCATTTGTATGTGCTCGTTGATGAGGCGTTGAAGCGGAACCGCCACTGATACGAGGGGTTGCTGATGTTGTCGACGAGGATCGCTTCCTGCCCGTCGTACGGGTTCGCAGGCAGCGTGGTGCCGTAGGCGCCGCTCGGCGCCGGCGGCGCCCACGTCGGCGCCGCCCCGTCGGTGGTGACGGTGAGGATGTCGTTGAGCTTCCCGGTCGTGTCGGGGTAGCCGGGCGTCCCGGCAGGGCCTTGCGGCCCCGTGGGTCCGACGGGTCCAGCGGGTCCCTGGGTGCCCTGTGCGCCCGGGTCGCCCTTCGGGCCTTGCGGCCCGGTCGCGCCGGTCGCGCCGGTGTCACCTTTAGGGCCGGTGCCGATCCGGGTGGCCGACAGCCACTCGCTCTGCGGGTTCGCCATCGTTGAGGTTGCGGAGTCCGACCACGCCTGCAGCTCGATGATGTTCCCGGCGTACTGGTAGGCCTCGCCGGCGACGATGACCGGGTTGAGCGTCCCTTTCGGCATCGGGATCGAGATCGTGAGTTGCCACTGCCCGGCGTAGGGGCCTTTCACCTCGACCACCCGGACGCCGCGGGTGCCAGTGCCTTGCGCCGCGTTGAACACCACGCTTCCCGCGAAGTCGTAAATGCCTTCTTTCAGGCAGCGAATCCCGGCGGAGCTGAGCGCGTAGTCGGGATCACCGGGCGGAACCCATTCCCAACAGACCTCGCCGAACTGACGCCACGGCTCCCCCGCCGGGTCGAGCACGATCGCCGTCCACGCGTTCGCGGGGATCGTCGTGGACGTGTCGGGGCCGAACGCCCGCAGGAAGCTCTCACCGCCGGCGAGTGCGATCGCGGCGTCCGTCAGCACCCACGGGGTGCCGTCCTCCTCGGTCAGGATCAGCAGCACCTCCTCACCGACGGCGGGGGTGGTGCCGCTGGGCGCCCAGTTGCATGGCCCCCACACCTGCCGGTCGCCGTCGAACGCGCCGACGGTGACGTACAGGCCGGCCGGGTCGCCCTGGGGGGGCGCGGCGACGGTCGCGCGGATCGCGCTGACGGGCGGGTCGGGGTGCTCGAGGAGATCGGAGAGCGTCGAGGTCATGTGCCTTCCCAGTGTTTCGCGGTGAACCCGTCAGTTGATCGCATTGCGTTCCAGCCGGGGCCGTCCCAGTCTTTCGACCAGAAGCCCGTTCCGAAGTGCTTGTCGCCCTGCGGGGTGTGGAAGATCAGGAAGACGTGGACGGTGTTCGCGTACACGGTGATGTACTGGCCTTTCCCGGGTTTCCCCCAGCCGCTCGCGATCGAGCCTGACCCCATCACGGAGAAGCCGAGCTTGAAGCCCATGTCGGCGGCGGCGAGGATCGCGGCGGTGGAGCCGGAGCAGTCGTAGCCGACACCTGCGACCTTCTGCTGCCCGGCGGGGTCGGCGGACCCGTAGAGGCCGTGGTCGGGGGTGCCGCATTTCGCGTGCCCGCCGCCCCAGACGTACGGGTACCGCTGCGCGTTCATCGCGTTCGCGGCGGCGAACGCCAACGCGGGCTTGGAGCCTTTCCCGGTCGCGAGCGCGGGCGCGGTGCCGTACGGCTGCGACGGGTCGATCTTCGTACTGGCGGCGTTGGGGTCAGTGAGCGGTTCGAGCAGGGGTTGCGTGACGCGTTTAAGCGTGATCGTGGCCTGCGCGTCGAAGATGCCGCGGCTGATCTCCTTGACGAGCCAGCGGCCGTCGGCGGGGCCGGTGTTGTACAGCTCGACAACCGAGCCTGGAGGGACCGCCCACCTGGAGGCGCGGGCGGTGACGGTCGCCTCGCTGTCGGTTTTGCCGTTGTCGATCTGGAAGTCGATCCCGTCGACGCCGAGGGTGTCCTCGCTGATCACAAGCTCGGGTTTCTGTTTGAGGAGCCATGTTTCGCTGACGTAGAAGACGCGGCCGTCGACGACGTAGCAGCGCCACTGCACGTCCGAGGCGAGGCGTTGCATGCAGTGCCAGGAGTTCTCGCGTTTCCCGTTGGTGCCGCCGCGTTGGAACTGGAACGGCGCCGCCGCGGTCGTCGAGGTTTGCGAGAACGCGGCCGACCCTTGCTTCGCTTTCAGGTTGGTTGGTTCGCCGTTGTAGGCGGCGACCCAGCGGGACGCCTCCGCCTCCCACTGTGAGTAGGCGGCGGGCGCGGAGCCCTGGCAGCCCTGCGCGATCTCGCCGGGGGTAGCTTCGGGGTGTTTCGCGGCGATCTTGATCGCGCCGCCGCCACCCAAATAGTTCGTGAAGAACCCGCGGGTGAGGAACGCGTTGACGCACTGCTCGATGTCGCGGTTGTCGATCCCCATCGGTTTCGCGGTCGACTCCCTGACCTGGAGGATCCCGAGCGAGTCGAGGTCGCCGTAGTTGAGGTTCAGCATCGTGCTCTCCGTGATGCACGCCTCGATCAGCGCGACCATCACCCGGTCGGACGCGTTCAAAGAGTTGGCGACGTCGAGGACACGTTGCCCGTTCGCGAGCTGCTCCGGTGTCGCCGACGCCTTCTTGACGGTGAGTTTCTGCCCTTTCGCGATCCCCTGCCCGAGCGCGGCGGAACGCTGGGTCTGGGTGACCTTCTGCCGACTGGTGGTGATCGCGACCTTCTGCTTGACGTGCAGCTCCGGGCACACGAACGGAACAGGTGGTTTCACCTCCTGCACGAGGGAGAGGATGAACTCGGCGCGGGTCATCTTCGACCGCATCGCCTTCTTCGGGCCGCTCTTCGCTCTGAGGTAGGCAACGACGCGGTCCTCGAAGGTGAGGTCGAGCTGGGTGCCGGATTTGCTGATGGCGGTGAGGCGCCACCACTGGTTGTCAAGCTCGAGGTCGATCTGCTGGGAGAAGATCCCGGAGCGGAGCAGGTCCCGGCGGGAGTCCTCGACGCTGAGGGTGAGCGTGGAGGCGGCTTCCATGGTGCGGTCGATCGAGCCGTCGGTGATGCGGGTGTCGATCGGGATCCCGGGGAGGGAGAGGTGTTTGGTCGCGACGTCGAGCACCAACGCGCCGACGTTGACGTCCGCGGCGGCGGGGAGCGAGCTCATTTCGTGCCCCTGCTGGCGGCACAGGCGCCCGTGTGCGGCTCCGGGCCCCCAGGCGGGCGGGGAGCCGTGCTGGCCGGGTCGCGGCCATACGGGCGCTTACACAAGCTCGGGGTCATGGGAGCCGGATCACCTGCCCGGGCACGACGGAGCGTGGGTCCCTGATCCCGTTGATCTTCGCGATCTCGGGCCACCGTTTCGCGTCTCCGAGCTCTTTGGCGGCGATCGAGAGAAGATCGTCGCCTTCGCCGAATCCGACCTGGACGGTGCCGGGGGTGCCGGGCCGGTAGCTGGTGCCGCGGGCCCGGGACGCGACGACGCGTTTGCGGGCGGCCCCGGACGCGGTTTTCGCGGCGACCGCTTTGAGCTGCTGTAGCTGGGAGGGGCTGTCGTTGTCGACGCGGACGTCGGCGACGTACTCGAGCAGGCCGAGCGTGACCTGCTGCCGGACACGGTTCCCGCGGGTGTTCGCGAGCGCGTCGCCCCAGGTGAGAGTGTCGATCACCCAGGGGACGTTCTGGTGCGGGACGCCGCTCCCGGGCGCGGACAGGGTGATCCGGGGCGGCCAGCCGTCGGAGCTGCTGGGGAACCCGAGCCGCTCGAGCGCGCTGATCTCCCGCTCGACGCTGGTGCCGGTGCGCCAGTCGTCGAACAGGATCGGCAAGTCCATCCGCAAGGCGGGGGAGCCGGTCCAGACGGTGAGGGTGGAGCGTTGCGGGCGGGTGACCTCCGTCCAGCCGCCGTAGCCTTGGGTGACGTTGGGGCGGTCGGCGCCGAGGCGGGCGGTGATCGTGGTGGGCGGGTCGACGGCGCGGATCGTGATCCAGCCGAGGCGCGGCTCGCGGGCCATCAGCGGCGGGCGAGCTGGTCGGACGCGACGCGGGCGACGGCCTGCGCGAGCACCTTGCGGTCGAGCATCACCGGCACCGTGATCGTCAAGCCGCCGCCGCCGCGGCCACCAACCGAGGCGGTGTCGGGGGTCGGGCGGACGAGGGCGCCGGCGGGGAGCGTGACGAGCTCGGGGCCGCGCTCCCCGACGATGAACGCGCCGGGGCGCTGGACGGCGCCACCGTGCTGGAGTCCGACCGCGCCCAAGGCGTGCCCGGCAATCCCGCCTGCTTTCATCGCGAGCCCGATCCCGGGGATCTTCTTCAGGATCCCGCCGAGCTTCCCGGGGAGCGTCTCGACCCAGTTGACGAGCGAGCGGATCGCGGCGCGGATCGCGCCGACGACCATCAGCGCGTACTTCTTGATCGTGCCGAAGTGCTTGATGATGACCACGACGGCGAGGCCGAACGGGCCGATGAGGGCGCCGACGAGGTACGGCCAGTTGGTCTTGATCCAGTTCCAGGCGTACTTCGCGGCGGCGACGATCGCGTGGAACGCGTCGTCGACGGCTTTGTGGAACCAGCCGACGTGCTTGTAGGCCTCGTAGAACGCGACGCCCAAGGCGATCACGCCGGCGACGATCGCGACGACGGGGAGCGCGTCCATCGCGAGGCCGAGGATGGTTGTCGCGACCGCCCACGCCTGGGTGGCGAGGATGGCCGCGGTTTGCGCGGCGACCTGAAGCCAGGTCGCGGCGGTCTGGATCACGATCTGCGCGTTGAGCGCGATCATCTGCAGCATCTCGCGGTTCTGCCACACCCACGTTGCGATCAGCGCGGCCCGGTAGGCGAGGAACGCGGCGGTGAGGCCGCCGAGGATGAGGGCGAGCGCCCAGGAGCGGCTCGTGATCGGCCGGAGCGCGGACGCGATCCCGAGCAGCATCTTCCCGAGCTTGAGCAGGATCGGGAGCAGCGCGAGCGAGAGCTGGGTTTGGAACGCGTGGAACGCGACGGAGAGCTCCCGCTGCTGCTGGATCGCTTTCAGGTTCGCCTGCACCTGTTTCTGGGTGAGGTAGTTCCCCTGCTCCTTCTGCGCGTCGAGAAGCTTCTGCACGCCCTCGCGGCCCTTGATCAGGATCGGGAGCAGCCGGTACCCGGCCCGGCCGAACAGGAGCTGTGCGTCGGCGGCCCGCTGGGCAGGGTCATGCATCGCCTTAAACGCGTCCGCGACCCGCATCAGCACGTCGGGGGTCATTCCCTTCTGGATGTCCCGCAGTGGGATCCCGAGCTGCGCGAGGGTGGCTCTGGCCTTGTCGCCTTGCGCCTGCGCGGACGCGATCTTCCCGGACAGCTTGTCCATCGCTTTCGCGGCGCCGACCCCGCCGGCTGCGGCGAGCTGGTCGATCTGCTTGCGGTACTCCGCGATCTTCTGCGCGGAGGCGGCGTCGCCGCCGCGGGCCTTCTCCATCTGCTTCGACAGCGTCTGCATCGACTTGGAGAACTGCGCGGCGGAAATCCCGCGCTCCTTCGTCACGTTGAGCCACTCTGACCCGGCGACCGAGCTGAGCCCGGTCTGGATCGTGAGCGCGTGGGTGTTCTTGGCGAGATCCTCCGTCTCGCTGACGGCGCGGCTGATGAAGCGGGCGGCGCCGTAGACGGCGGCGGCGCCGGCGGCGTAGCGGAGCAGGCCGCGGGCACCCAAGGTTGCCTGCGCCCCCGACCGCTCCGCGCTCTTCCCGACCTTCCCGACCGCCGCAGAAGAGCGTTCGGCGTCGGCGACGAACGAGCCGACCTGGCGGAAGGAGAGAAGCACCTCGATCACAGAGGGAGCTGGCACCGGCCTACCCCTTGTTGAGCTTGTTCACGATCGAGATCGCACGGTCAGTAACGGCCTCGAGAAGGAGCCGCTCTCGCTTGTCGCTGGTATGCAGGTAGCGGTCGACGGGGAGCCCGAGCAGCCCCATGTAGGCGAGCAGCGTGACCGTGTCGCCGCTCACGATTCCCCCAAGACGTCCTCCTCGAGCTCCTGCTCGGCGCCGGAGCTCCACTGGTACAGGTCGATCTGGGCGCGTTCGATCGCGACCTCCGGCGACGGGGCGCCCTTGTAGATGGCAAGGAGGAGGTCGCGGGCCCGGTTCGTTTTGATGTGGAGGAGGTCGGCGAGGCGGGCGTCGATCCCGACCGCCTCCCCGCCCGGGTCAACCGACTCCAGCTCGTCCTCGCGTTTGAGGCGGACGAGCACCTCCCGGCAGGAGTCGATGATCACGTCGGCGTTGAACGCGAAGTCGAACATCGCGGTGCCGCCGCCGCCGCGGCTGAGCCGTTCCCGCACCTGCCCGAGCTTCTTCGAGTTGATCGGGCCGCAGCGGAGGACGAAGCAGCCGTGCCAGCCGGGTACCTCGAGGTCGTAGTGGCGCTCGACCGCGAGGTCGTCGTAGCGTTTCCGGATTGCGTCGAGGACGGAGTCGCCGGCGGCGGCGATGATCTGGGTTGGCTGCTCGTCCGGCTCTTCCGGCTCGGGGAACTCGTGGATGGCTGCCATGGCCTAGGCGGGGACCGAGCCGGCCGGGGTGATCTCCATCTCGATCGTTGCGGCGTCGGTGGAGGTGGAGTCGACCTCCGGGGGTGTTACGCGTTTGAGGGTGCCGTTGTAGACGAGCGCGTGCCCCCACGTGTTCCCGTTCACGTCGAGCGCGGTTTTGGTGATCTTCACGTGGCCTTTCCCGACGCGGCTGAGGAGCCAGTGCAGCTGCGAGTCGTCGCGCGGCTGGTCGTACAAGCGTGAGACGACGATCTGCCCGATCGTGATCGACCCGCCGAGTGACACGGGCGGCTGCATCCCGCCAGGCTTGTACGTCAGCTCGGCGGTGTCGCTCTCACCTCCCGTCATCACGTCCCAGGAGTCGACGAGGGATTTCCCGTCGACGACAAGCTTGACCCGCCACATGTCCTTCCGCATGCCTGTCATCTAAAGCTCACCTCCTTCTGTTAGGCCGCGACCGCGGGCAGGGCTTCGTTGACGGCGATCTTGACGATCTCGATCTCGACCCACTCCGAGGCGCCGGCCATCTTTACGCCGAGGACGGCGTGGAGCTCGCCGTTCGCGATCGTGGTGGGGGTGTTCACGCTCGCGCCGGTGTCGACGTAGAACGCGTCCTGCGGGGTGGGCCCGTACAGGGCGTCCGCGTTGTAGTAGCCGAGCAGCATCGCGGAGAGGTCGCCGTTGAAGTCCGCGATCGTGTGGCCGCGGCCGTCGAGCTGCGCGAACACGTAGTTCTCGCCGATCGCTTCGGCCTGCGCGGTGATCGCCATGTTGAGGCGGCTGTTCCCGAAGTACAGCCACGCGGGGGTCGCGACCCCGTCGACGCAGGAGCGGTACCCGTAGGTGCGGACACCGCCGTAGATCAGGCGGGCCATGTCGACGCCGTTGGTGTTGAGGGTCGCGTAGTCGCTGTCGGAGTAGCGGCCGTTGAGGTCGAGCGCGTAGACGGCCTGCCCGAGCACGCCGGCGGCGGCCTCGTTGGGGTTGTAGACGGCGTCGTTGCGGGCGATGATCCCCGCCTCGACCGCAGCGTAGGGGACGGTGCGCTGCGTCCCGGCGACGACCCCGGGGACGAGCGCGGACGGGGCGAAGAGGGCGCCGTAGCGGGCGTTCGCGTCGCTCTGGAGGGCTTTCCCGGCGGCGGAGAGGACGCTCTGGGCGCCGTCGGCGCAGGAGAGCAGCCCGACCCGGTTCGTTGCCTGGCAATGCGCGAGGACGGCGCTCTGGTTGTCGACGACGGCGGCGAGTACCGGGTCGGCGAGGAACACCTGCCCGGGCCCCATGTCCGCGGTCAACGCGGCGAGCGCCGACGTGATCCCCGGGTCGGCGACGAACGGGGTCACGGCGTCCTTGAGCGCCGTCAGGAGCTCCGCCTTGGTGCCGTACTCGGCGGGGTCGACGCCGTGGTCGACGGCGTAAGCGTCGAGCTCGGCCCGTGTCATCGCCTCAAGGTCTTCGGGCGATGCTTGCGCCTGCGCGGTCAGCAGGAGCGTCGCGTTGGTCGGAGAGACGTAGAGTTTCGCGCCGCCCTCCCGGAAGTAGGTGTCAGCAGCGTCGTAGGTGAGCTGCCCGACCGACGCGCGGGCCCCGAACGTCGCGGTGTATTCCGTCATTGAGTGCACCAAGCTGGGGCCGGTGGTGATCGTGTCGGTGGGGCCGATCACGAACGCGACACCGGTGTCGGTCGGTGCGGACCGGGGCGGCGGCTGGGCGCGTGAGATGACGTCGACTCCTGGTCTCATCAGTCCTCCTCTCGTTGCGGTATGGGGTCGGGGAGCGGGTCGGTGCCGTAGTTGATCAGCTGCTCCTCGTGGGTTTGGACGGTCGGCCACGGCGCCCACGGTGCGTCCTTGGGCGGGTCGGGCAGGAGCGGCCCCGCGTTCGCGGTCGCGCTGTTCTGCACCTCGACGGTGAAGTGCGCCTGGCCGCTGCTCAATGAGCGCAGGTCGTCGTAGGCGAGGTCGTCGTAGCGTTCGTCGAGCCAGGTGATGCCGTCCGCGTTCCCGTCGAGGGAGGGGCGTTGGATGATCAGGGTGCGGGCGGCGGCGACGTAGTTGAGCGCCATCTCGTGCGCCAGCTCCTGGTATTTGGCGGAGCAGACGCACCCGAACCCCATCAGCCATTTGCACCAGTAGAGGCCGTTGCTGTCTCTGCTGGGCGGTGTTGCCTGCCCGGCGGACGCCATCACGATCCGGGGGAGCTGATCCTCGGGCCACTGGTCGAAGCTGATCGTGCGCACGTAGCTGCGGGGACGGGCGTAGTGCAGCGCCGGGAGCCCGTGCTGCCGCTCGACCTCGCTCAGGTACGTCGACATCCACCGTTTCAGGAGGGCGATGCACCAGTCCTCGACGTCGGAGCCGGAGACGATCCGCCCGAAGATCGTGTTCGAGTCGGGGTTGAGCACACCGACGGAGTCGGAGACGGCCGCGGTCACGGCCTGGGCCCCTCGACGATGTAGTCCTGCGAGATCGCGGTCATCCGTTCGACCGTGCGCGGCATCAGATTGATCAGTTCGCGGCGGGGGACGCCCTGCCCGTACTGGTGGAAGCGGGCGTACGGGACGGTGGTGCCGAACGCGAGCTCGTCGCGGGGGCCCATCCGGCTCGGCTCGAGCTCCTCTCCGCGCTGGGTGAGCGACCGTTCGAGCTCGCCGGTGCGGCGGAGGATGCGCGCGTCCCAGCCGTGCTGCTTTTTGAGTTCGCGGGTTGCGGCCGCGAGCGGGCGCCAGCCGGGGCCATCCATGTCGAAGCGGTGCTGCTCGTCCTCGTGGAAGACCGGGTCGAGCAACGGTTTGACGGGCCGCATGTCGGCGGCGCGCTCGCCGAGCTGGAGCAGCCGTTCCGCGGCGAGCCTGTCACCGACCACGTCAACGTTGATTTTGAGCGGCGCGGGCATCAGACGGTGTTGATCCAATCGTTGGGGATGCTCGTCCAGGAGCCGGCGGGGATCACCGCCATGTCGTAGACCGGCACCTCGCCGCCGCCGCCTTCGCTGATCGCGGCGGTGAACGCCTGCAGGTCGTCGAGGTATTCCTCCCGCAGCTGCGCGTACGCGGACCGGTCGCTGCGGACCTGCTCCGGCCAATAGGACTTCTCGATCCTCATCGCGGCCCGGTACGCGACCAACGCCTGGAACCCGGTCACCTGTTCCGCGGTCATGCCCGAGGTCGGGGGGAAACGGACGCCGACGAGGCCCATCGCCGCGTCGATCTGCGCGTTGCACTCGACGTCGGTGGGGCGGGTGTCGCTGTCGAACGTGCCGACCTCGTTCCCGGCGGAGTCCTTGGTGCGGGCCCGCAGGAGGAGCGCGACCTGGTCGACGGTGGGTCTGCCGGGATCGACGCTCATGCCGCTGGGGGCGGGTAGGGGAACCCGGGGACTTGTTTCATCCGGTCGGTCATCGGCCAGGTGCCGTCCGTGTCGTACTCGTAGAACTGGCTGTCGTAGTTGCGTTGCCACCAGTCCGGCGGCCAGTCGGGCATCGCGACGCGCATCCAGCCGAGGTACAGCTCGACGCGGAGCCCGACCCCCGCCCACCGGGGGGCTGCCACGATCGGTGGGCGGGGCGCGGGCAGCGGCATGCTAGGAGCCGCTCGAGCTGGACGAGCTCGCCTTGTGCGTCGTCTTCGAGGTCTTGGCGGCGCCGGCGCCCGGCTTGCCGAGCGTCTGCACGACCGCGGGCCCCGGCGGCGGGAGGACGTCCTCGACCGCAGGAGCAGCCTCGTAGGTCGAGTCGGCGGCGTCGCTCGACAGCGTCGGGTCGGGTGCCGCCAACTCGGAGGGATCGGTGCTCAATGAAGCTCCTCTCTCTAGACCGCGTTGATGATCTTCACGACCGCGCGGTTGATGTCATGAACCATGTAGCCGAGCCGTGTCTCGTACCGGATCGCGGTCAGGTTCTCCGCGAACAGGTTGCGGTTGGTGACGCCGTCGTTGACGGTCGCCTCGCTCGACGTTGAGAGCGTGACGTCCTTCCGGATCCGCACATGAATGTTCGGCCTGTAGGCGACCACGCCGATCACGTCGCCGGCGGCCGGGGCCGCGCTCGGGTTCGTGAGGTTCGTGGTCGTGAACGACGTGATCCCGTACAGCGGGTCGAGGCCGAGCCCGCCGGGCCCGTAGATCGGGCGGGCGGTGTCCAAGGTCGAGCGGGCGTCACGCAGCATCTGCGCGAACCCGAACCCGAGCAGCACCCCCATGTTCGCCGAGTCGCCGTAGCCGTTGGTCTCGAGGATCCCCATCGCTTTCGAGGTCGCGAGCGCGAGCGCGTCCGGTTTGGTCTGGTCGTACTCGACCGACGCGGTCGTCTGCGTCAGCCACGAGTCGAACACCGACGTGATCGCGGTCCCTTTCTGCATCCCGACGCCGTTCGCGTCGGTCACGTCGTTGATCGCGGTCCGCACCCCGGAGTCGACGAGCACGTTCAGGTCGCCACTCTGGACGTCTTCGAGCATCTCGTCGGTGAAGAGGACGATGCTCGCGAATTTCTTGATGTTGATGTAGGTGATGTCGAACGCGGCGCCGGTTACCGGTTTGGCCGCACCTTCGCCGACCGCGCTCGCGGTCGGCTGGCCCAGCCAGATCGGGAACTGCGTCTTGACCGACCCGGTCGCGCGGCTGTCGCCCGCCAGGGCGATCGCGCCGGACTCGACCAGGATCGCTTGCGTGAGGATGTCGCCCTGCTCGGGCGGGAGTAGATACCCACCTGCAATCGGGGGGTTTTCAGCAATCGGGATCTGGTTTGCCATCTGCTCTCCTTTGAGGCGAGGGTCAGGTGCGGCTCCGCCCCAGTGTCCGGAGGATCAGATCCTGGTGGGCTTCCTCCGGACTCTTCTGCTCGGGCACGGTCGGCCGCGCTCCACCATGGAAACCCGTGGTGGCGGGGCGTCCCTGCTCGACAAGCAGCCTTTCGAGCTCCTCGGCGCGCAACTCGATCTCCTCCCGGGTTGAGCCGGTCAGGAACGCCGCCGCGGTCATCGAGAGGCCGCGTTCGGCGGCGACCTCGTAGCGGAGCAGGCGCTCCTCGGAGGCGACGGCCTTCCGCTCGGCAGCGGCGAGCCCGTCGGTGAGGCGCTGAAGCTCGGTCTTATCGCGGTCCGTGTACTCCTGCAGGTTCTCTTCGAGCTCGGAGACGCGGCTGCGGAACCCGGCGTTCTCACGCCGGAGCTGCTTGACGTAGGACTCGGAGTACGTGCGGCCCTCACCCTCCTGGGGCATCAGGTCGTCGCTGCTCGTGGGCTCCTGGCCCTCGCGGCCCTCGGGCTCCTGGCCCTCGGGCGGCTCGGCGGGCGATGGCTCATCCATCTACGTGCCCTCCTCTTTCATTGCTGCGGTTGCTGCGGTATCGGTTGCGGTGGTTGTTGGGGTGCCGCCGCCGGCGCGGGGGTCGGTTCGCCGGGCGCGGCGGCGGCGGTCGACGCCGGGGTGGACTGGAGCACCTCGCGGGCGGCGGCGGCCTGCGCCTGCGCCGCCGCGACCAGCGCGGCCTCGCGCTCCGACTCGGCGATCTGCTCCATCTCGACGATCTGCTCGGGGGTGTAGCCGAGCTCGAGCCAGATCACGGGCAGCGGCACGCCGAGGGTGCGTTTCTTCACGGCGGCGTCGACGAGCTGGCCTTGCGCGATCCGCTCCGGGTTCTGCCAGATCGCCTCGCAGTCCGACGTCTCTGTCGGGGTGCCGGCGGCGGTCAGCGCGAGCGCCATCGCCTCCTCCCATGCGTCGGAGAAGAACAGGGTCTTGCTCTTGCACTTCGACACGAGCCCGGCCTCGGCGACCGAGAGGGCGTCGCCGCTCATGTTCACGAGCCGGGCGAGCAGGTAGTGCGGCGGCGTCCGGGTTTGCGCCGCGAGGTGCGTGACGAACATCTCGACCGCGTTGACGAAGTTCGCGAGGTCGGCGGCAGGCAGCGTTGTGGCTCGAGCGTCGGGGGGCTTGAAGGCGAGCAGCCGGCTCATCGCCATCGGGACCTCGACTAGGGGGTTGCCTGTCACCGGGTCTTTCGGAACGTCGACGCCTGTGATGACTCGTGCCGGGAAGGCGCCGTACTCGCTGGTGACGATCAGGTCGCTGCAGAGCTTGTTGACCGCGTTCTGGAGCGGGATCGCGGGCTCGAGGTCGGAGTGCGCGACGCCGAGGATCCCGGGCTTGTTCTCCAGCGGGATCACTGGCACCACCCCGAGCGGGTTCGGGTGCTCGAACGGCTCGTCCGAGCGCGGCACCCACTCGAGCTGGCCTGTGCGGCCGCGCGGCGAGTCGACCGGGTCGCTGCTCTCGTAGTTGAGCACGACGTCGGGCAGGAACAGGGTGAGGTACTGGAACCCGTCGTCGCCGAGCCAGCGTTTGATCGCCGCGAGCCGATTGCGCCGGTTCGCCGGGTCGTGCGCGACAAGCACCTGCGAGGCGTGCTCGACGGTGATCAGCGGGTCGCCGTCGTTGTTCGGGCTGACGAGCAGGAACGCGCGGCCGTTCTTCCCAGCCTCGGTGTGGGCGATCACGCTCTGGACGTCGAGGGAGTTGTCCTGCCAGAGCTCCCAGGCCTGGTCGGAGACCCCGTCGTTGACCCGGAACCCGACGATGCGGAGCCGCTCGACGGCGGCGTCGACGACGATCTGGCACCAGTTATCGGCGAACGCGTGGAACAGGGCACCGAACGCTTCCCGGAACTTCGAGGTCGCGAACTGCATCGGGTGGTTGCCGCTGTAGTAGGCCTCGAAGAGCTTGGCCTCGGCTTCGCGCACATCGAGCGTGGGCAGCAGGAAATCGCGCCAGTCGTCGGGGGTGCGCTCCAACTCGCGCGGCAGCCACGTTTGCAGCGTCGTGCTCACAGAAACGCGAATTCCCCGCGGTCGACCTGCTCGGCGAGCGCGTCGCAGCGGGCCTCGTACGCGAGCACCGCCGCGACGGCGGCGTCGATGTTCCCGGCCGTCCCCGACTTCGACTTCTCGAGCCAGTAGCCGCCGCGGGCCTCCCTGGTTTGCGCATTCAGGATGTGCCG